AGAAGCAATTAATGCAACAACAAATGCAGGCTATGCAAGAACAGATAAAGAATTTGCAAGGTGACTTGCAGACAGCCCAAAGAGAGTCTGTCAGCGATAGAAAAAGAGTTGAGGTCGAAAAGTTTAAATCTAGACTTAACGAAATCAATTCTGAATCTAAAGCTGATAGAAGGGTACAACGTAGCAAACTAGAAAACGAGGTGAAGCTCGAGGTGGAGAAATTATCTGGTAATCTGAAAGATGTTCAGAGAGAAGTTAGTTCCACTCCAAAAGCCTAACGAGACATCTAAGGAGAATATATGTCTACATTAGAACAACAGGAAACAAGTATCGAAAGCGGAATACAAGGCGGTAATGAAGCCTTCGTGGAAGATATCGTCAATGAACAATCCATCCAAGAAGAGGTGGATACAACTCAACAGGAGTTTCAAGAACAAGCCCCTGCTGTAGATTACGAAGCAGAAGCAAAAAAGTTTCAATCTATGTATGATCGGGCTCAGTCCGAAAATGCAAAGTTGCAACAAGGTGCTCAACTACTTCAATTACTAGAGCAAAGACCTGATCTTGTAAAAACTCTTGAAGACGGTATAGCTAACCCACAAGGTCAAAACCAGAGCACTCAAGAAGTAGCTCCCGCTGTTGATGACTTCAATCCTTGGGATGCCTTTACAAATGATAACTCTGAATCAGGTAAATATGTTAATCAAAAGATTAATAGCAAAGTTGATCAGTTGGTATCTGAAAGGTTAGCCCAGCAACAGCAACAGATGCAGGCTGAGATGCAAATGCAAAATACGGTAAATGAATTACGAGGAACATATAAGTTGTCAGATAATGACATCCAAGACTTCTTGCAGTTCACTACCCAACCAAAGGAGCAAGTAGGTTTAAATAACTTAGTAAAGCTCTGGCAGATGCAAAGCGGCACTTCTGTTGCAAACAACGATACAATGGAAGCGGTAAATGCGGCTAAACAAGCACCCAGAACTGCTGGTGTACTTCAAGGACAAGCTCCTCAGTCTCCAAAGACTGATTCGGACAAAGTATTTGATAACATCATGGGTTCTGGTAGTGGAGCGGCTTTACCATAATAATAAACACATACTAAGAGGTATATAAATGGCAATATCATATAATACTGGATCGTTAAAATCCAGCGATATTACAGCTACTACTTCTGATGCTGGTGTAGGGCAAAGACCCGATAGAAGACGAATTTTTAATTTCGGTGACAGAGTTGCCGAATTGACTCCTGAAGAGTCACCATTCTTCGTCTATCTAAATAGGGTTTCTAAAGCACCTACCGATGACCCAGTCTTCCGCTATCTAGAAAACCGAAATAAAATTAGCTTTACAGATCGTTCTTTTCTGTTAGCGGCTAATGTCAATAGCGGTTCTGCTGTATCAGCAGGTTCTTCGTATTCATTTACTGTAGATACTGCGAGTGGAGCGGCTGTTGAATATTTGGTTAAGGGAATGGTTTTTGCAGTAAATACCGTAGGTAATGCAACACCGGACTCTGATGATACAAGTGGCTATGGTCAAGCGTTGGTAAGAGTAGATTCAGCAATTTCTCATGGATCAAGTTCGTCTTCTTTCACAGGAAAGATTATTGACGTATCTAATTCAGGAGTTTCAGGTTATAATGTTTTAGAAGATAATGACCCAGCACAAATTATTGGAACTTCATACGAAGAAGGTTCTGGTTCTCCAGATGTTTTTTCAAGTGAAATTGAAGATGGATTTGGCTACACTCAGATCTTTAAAACAGCGGCTGAAATGACAAATACAGCATACGCTACACGCTATCGTGGTTATCCCGATGAGTGGAGTCGTATCTGGGCTACTAAGCTCAGGGAGCATAAGATTGACATTGAAAGAGCTATGCTCTTCGGTCAAAAAGCTCGTGTTGGTGGTATTCAGTACTCTGAAGGTCTAGTAGGGCATATTGTAAAAAATGTTAACCCTGTTGCAAACAATGCGGCTTTCAGTTATTCTTCTGGAAGTGCTTATCATAGAACTGTAGCACAGTCTGAGATGACTTACGATAGATTACTTAGTGATCTTGAAGTAATTTTTGATCCGGCTCGTGGTGGTGCTTCTGATAAGTTAGTGCTTTGCTCACTACCAGTAATTACATTCTTTAACAAGTTAGGTAAAGATGCTTTCTTAAGTAGTTCTCTAGCGTATAATTCCAATGCGGCATTAAGCGGTGGGGCTACTACTACAAATCAATCTCCAATTAGTTATAATATGTCTGAAAGACAAGGTGCTTTTGGTCATAGTATAATGGTAATTGATACAATTCACGGAAGACTAAACCTAGTTAAAGAACCTCTATTTAGAGGTATTGCTTCTGGCTTTATGTTAATGGCTGATATGAGTCAATTAGCTTACAGACCTTTAATTGGTAACGGTATAAATCGTGATACACAAGTAATGACTAACGTACAATCTGCTGATGAAGATCTAAGAAAAGACATGATCTTAACTGAAGCAGGTCTAGAAGTTACTCTTTCTGAGTCTCACGCATTGTACAACCTAGAAGGAGTATAAGATGAAAGCAGATAGTCTAAATAAATCAAGTGGTGCTTTTATAGAAAGATCTAATGTTAAGCCAAACCACTCTCAACCTATAATTGCTTCTACTACTACATTTGATGCTTCAGATGTAGGCTCAGATCACATTTTAAGTGTTGATTGTGTTATCACCTTACCAGCAACTTCTGTTGGTTATGTTTACACTTGCATTGCTGGTGCTGACGATGTTGAAATAACACTCAGTCCAAATGCTAGTGATAAGTTCTTAGGTGGTTGCGGTTTAGCGGCTCAAGCTGATAACAAAGACTTAATTTACTCTAATGGTAAAGAAGGTGATTGTGTTCAGGTTGTAGCAGATGGTACACATGGTTGGTACGTTACTCACCTTTCTAGTTCAGGTAATGTATCTATAGAATCTTAATCCGAATACATAAGGATAACAGTTTATAGTACTGTGGGGAGGTTCAATAAAAGTTCCTCCCCAGAACTATAAAAGAATTAATTATGAAAAAGAAATGTATACATTGTAACCATCCTAATGAAGAAGGGTGGTTTTATTGCAGAAAGTGCGGTAAGAAAGCTTCAGAGAGTATATTTACTACTAATATGTATATGATGTCTGATATGGGTAAACGTACAGATGTAGAAATATCTGCACAAAGCATGGATCAAAATGCAAAAGAGATGAGAGAAAGACTTTATGGCAACATTTGAAGCACAGGTAGAATCATTAGCTTCTATTGCTATAAGTGGTAGTAGCACACCAAATCAAACACAGCTTACACAGTTTTTAACAGATGGTGCTAAGGAGATTATAAATTCTTTGCCTAAAAGCTTGTTGGAGGATTGTGCTGACGTTACAACGCTAAATGGTTCTAGTCCTAAATTAACACTTGTGAATCAAAAAGGTTTAGTATTAGCAGTGCTTAGAAATGATCAAGTAATAGATCAACCATGTAGATTTGTTTCTACTTATTTAAGAGGTAAAGTCCAAGATAGTAGTGAAATGGATTTTGCAACAAAAACAGATCCAGCATATCTAATATATGATAATGAATTAGAAGTTTATCCAGCTCCTGATAACACAGAAAATGCTAAAGTTCTTCATGTTGTATTTCCATCTGTAGCTTTTGGAGATAGTGCAATAGCTAACTTTCCAAGTGAGGCAGAATACTTGGTGGTTATATATGCTACAATAAAAAGTTTAGAAGCATTATATAGTGGAGAAGAAGATATAGAGTTGTATATTCCAATCATAAATCAATTAAAAGAAGATTATAAATCTGGGTTAGCCCAGCTAGTGAGGTAGTATGTCACACTCAATACATGCATTAACAGTAAAGCAAATTATAAGTAGGGTTAGGCAAGTATTTCCAGATGCACCTGAAGCATATATTATGTCACTTATTAATGATGCTATTAATGAAATAGGTCAGTACTCTCAAAAATCTATATCTGCTAAGATAGATCTAGAATCAGGTAAGATGTTTTATGGTATTGGCGATAGTGACTCTGATTCCTCTAGTGAAAAACTAGGAGTTAATAAAATTTATAGAGTAGATATTCTTGATGATGCTGGTGATTATATAAGAATACCTAGGGTATTAGATGGTGAACCTTTACAATTTGACATTGCATCTGAAAGTGCAATAAACGTACCAGAATAATGGCACTAGCACAAGAAATAACAAAAATAATATGTAGACCTGATGAATCAGGGAATAAACAAAGTACATATTTTTTTATTAACGCTATTGAGGTAGATGCCACTACAGACGTAGGATTTAAAACAGTAGAATATTATGTTTGGTTTGATGTTTCAAGTGGTGGATCAGATCCATCCTTGTCTGGTAAAACAGGTATAGAAGTAAATATATCCACAGATGATAATGCGGCTACAGTTGCAACAGCAGTAAAAAATGCACTAGATGCTTTGTCTAATTTTTCAGCATCTATTTCTAGTAATGAAGTGACGGTGACAAATACAAACAGAGGTAGTGTTACTGATGCATCTGATTTTAATAGTACACATACAATTTCTACTACTACGCAAGGTACTGGTCAACTAGCTGGTAATATAAAGTATCCTGAAGCTAGTGTTAATTATTTTATTCGTGGTGATCACATGGGTATCATTACAAACTACGATTCAGAAAGTGAAACGAGAACAGCTAGAAAGTCTTACACTGCTATAGATCACAATATAGTTAATGGTCTTTTAATACATTATTATGGAAACCCTAAAAGAGTGACTGCAATAACAGATACTCCAGATGTAGATAATTTATTTCATTCTGCTATTGTAGATTATGTAAAAAAATGTTTATATATGGATAGGGCTGGAACAGCAAGTGATGGTAATATAGCACAAGTTTCTATGGGACTAATGGCACAACATGAAAGAAGTTTTAACAATGCCGTAAAGAAATACGGAACAAAAAAGAGAAGTAAGACTGGTGGAACTAGGGCAGTAGTCCCAGCAGATTTTAAATAACCAATATGCCCATGAGAGTTGCCACGCTCGGTAAGGCATAAGATAGGAGAAACAAAATGGCAAGTATAAATAAATATACGGTTAATGAATCCAGCAATGTAGCACTAGGTCAAGCGGGTGCTAAATTTATTTCAGATACAGCAGTTC